GTGATAGTTTTATTTCAGATAATTTCATTTCCAGATTCTTTCAATTTTTTTAAACCTCTACTAAACTTGCTGCTGTCCTGTGCCCTGATACTATTGAGAAGTCTACGCTCTAATTCAGCTGCTGATTCAGTATCATAGTTTTCTTTGATATAAGTTAAAAGATGTATAGCGCCCTGTATGATGTTCAGGGCTTTACTTTCTACAAAGTTTTCTTTGTCTCTGACCAGATAATGCTGGTCAAGTTCTGCTAATAAGCTTCTAGTCTTTTTTTGCACTTTTTAGGGTCCTAACTGATTATTTATGAGCTTTTGGATATAAACCCAAATACTTTTTGTTAAGATTTAGTTAGGCTGATTACCCTGTCTTAGATTAGCTAACATACCCTTGAGCCTAGAACTATTAACTTCTGCATTGATTTTGCCAGCTTCTGGTGCTGGTAATGCAGTGGATTTGTTTTTAATCTGATCCAGGATGCCCGAGCTTTGTGTTTGTGGGGCTCTGTACCCAGCATCACCTTCCTGCTCAGTGTCAATAATCCTAAGGCTTTCTAAGTTAAATTCCAAGTCAATTTTACTACCAACACCCGAACTACTACGAGTTTTCATTAACTGTAACTGATAACGACCACGCTCTTTCATAGCCCTGGAAGTAAAAATACCAAACACATTATCTGCTGTGTTAATTTTACTAATACCACCCGAAATATGGCTATGATCAAACTCAACTTCTTCCACTGCACTACGGTTCAACTGACTAGCTGTTACCAACAGAATGTTTAATTCCTTGGCTAAATTACGAAGTTCTTCTGACACATACTTGTCCTTGACGAACAAATCATTGGGACTAACTTTTGCACTCACAGGCATTATCAGATCCAGATAATCCACACAAATAAAGTCTGGCTTGACGTTATGTTGTACTTGTAGCTCTTTGATATATGCCCTGACATGGTTTACATTGCTCTGTGCTGGCATATACTTAATCCAAAGATTACCAGCTTTTTTGCTTATGACCTTGACCTTCATTTCTACGGTATCAAGTTCACGGAATATGTCCTTGCTAGGTATGCTAGTTAACATACTATCCATACGCATAGCACATAAGTCTTCACTCAGTTCCAGACTTAAGTAAATGCCATTGAGTCCAGCCAATATCCAGTTAAGACTAAGGTTTTGCATAAACAAACTCTTACCTGATCCTGACCCGCCTGCAAAGATATTAAGCTCTCCACGGTTCATACCACCAAACAATCGTTTATCCATGCTAGGCCAACCAGTACTAATCTGTCCGTTGTTACCTTTGAGTCTCATTAGTCTGGCTCTGGGATCTTCAAAATAGTCTGTGCCCATGTCCTTGGTTAAACTAATCTGTACAGCATCCTTGATTAACTTTTCAACTGGATCATAGTTACCTTTTTCCAATAAATCAGCACTCTTTAGGATTGCTCTGCTAAGTTCTTGTCTACGAGTAAAGTTTTCAAATTCAGCCATGAACCAGTCTGTGTGTCCTTCATTTAACTCTGGTATGGACTGTAGATCAATGCCAGTAACGGCTTTGATTTGTTTCGCATCAGGCATAGTTTTATATTGCTCTGTGTGTTCAGCTATGAACTTTGCTGCGGGCTTTAAATCTCTTTCAAAATTTTCAGCATTATAGATGTTCTGCACTCTGAGAAAACTCTCAGGGTTTTGCATCATGATTTCTAAAAATAGTTTTTGTACTTCTGCGTTATGTTCTGTTTGCATGTTTAATATATAGCCTCGTTAGCTCAGTCCCTTGAGTTTTAGTTCTATTTTAAGTTTGCTCTTGATGCTACTTTCTAATATACATTTTAAAGTAAATAACTTTCCATACTTTACGACTGCTGCGTTGATGTCCTTACAAGTCTCTTGCCAGGCTGGAAAACTAACCTCCCAGCCTAACTCTGTACATTGTTTAATCATTTTACGACCAGCAATATCAGCATCAGGCACTACAATTACTCTGCGATTGAGTTGTTTAATTAGTGCAATTTGTTTTTCATTTATTTCTGATCCGTTAAGTGCCACCCCATCTATGCTCATGGCATCAAATGGGCCTTCACATACAACCACAAACTTCTTTTCTGGTGTTTGCATATCCAGATTAAAAACAAAGTGTGGTGGATGGTTGCTCAGATACTTAGGTTTAACACCATCATCTATGACCCTGGCTGTATGGCCTACCAGTTCTGATTTGTAATAAAAAGGTATAATAACCCTGCGATTAAGTTTCATCTCCGTTTGTGGAGTCCAAGCTATATCATATTTGACTACATCAATTTCCCTGTTAAGAACATAGGTTACAACCTCCTCAAAGTCTGCAGGGGCATTAAGTTCTTCCTGATTTTCTGGTGTTGATAATTTATACCAAGCCACAAGCTCTTTAGCTGTTTTAGCTTCTGCAGGCAAAGTTCTGGGTTCGAAAGTTATTTGAACTTCGGATTTAGTTTGTTGACCCTGATTGACATATTTGAGTGTTTCAAATCTAAGCAAGTTAATTTCAGATTCCGAAACATTCATCCATTTTAATAATTTGCGGAATTTAAGACCCAGTCCACGACCAGGTCTCCAGCCGGTTTTGTAATGGCAATTAAAGCAATGGAATGTAATACCACCGTCTTCTGTGGTCATCATGCCGCCACGACCACGGGTATCAGACTTTTCACCATTATAGACACAACAAGGAGCATTACCACTTATCCAGCCAGATGGGGTTGCCTTGGTCTTACGACCCTGACTCCAGAATCTAAGTAGTGTATCTTGTACAAGATTTGCCATTTAACAAGTATAACACATGGCAACAATTAAATCAACACTGATTTAGTCTATTAGACAAACGCTTTCTTCATTCCGTGATAGTATACATTATTGTTTAACATTAGCGACTGAACCTTTTATAATAAAACATTTAAATTCCGTAAGTGTCTTTAATTGCATTGTAATTCTGAGTTACCTCAGCACCAGACAATGCTCTGTTATACACTCGCATCTGATAAAAAACTGGATAATTAGCTGAATTTGAGTTGTTCAGCGTATCTCTTCCAAAACCTATACCGTCATTATTATGCCTTGCCCCAAAATAAAAATCATTTGTCGCAAAGAGTGTTTGATTACTAGTAGGATCAGTTGTTCCAACTTGTGAACCATTTAAAAATAGACTACCTTGTGTGCCATTGATAACAAAAATCCAATGTCTTATAGCATTACTAGCAGTTATGGTTACTGCGGTTTCACCATAAGGAATACCATAATTTATATTTGTTGAACCATCCATATATGCTACATATCCCCCGCCAGTATCAAAAATTTCATTACCCCAAATAGATCCCCAAAACGATGTTGGATTAAAAGAAGCAACCACTTCAACCGTTACAGTGCTTGAAGCAATATTGTAAGGAACACTAATATAATCCGTGCCATTTGTATCCTCATTGTTTAGTCTTATGCCACCACCATTGTTTGACACATACGATGGAGAACCTTGAAGTGTCGCATTACGACTATTGCCACTAGAATCAGTCCATGTAGTTCCAGATATTGGTGCAGTTTCTAAATTGAATTGCAAACCTGAAGTTACGATACCTGCTGGCAGCAATAGTGGGTTTCCACGACGACCAAAAGAAAATGAACTGCTAAATGAACTGAGCATTATCCAAATGTGGTCAATTGACCAAGAGTGATAAATGTTCCATTATTGTTCACAACACTGAAAGAAACAACATCTTTCTTATTTGCTGAACCAGCTGGCTGCGTACCACCCTGCCAATTTACTGTCTGCGCTTGACCACCAATTTGAACTGCAGTTGGAACATATGCTGTTCCACCTTGATTCAAGACGAGTGTGAACGCTGTTGCATTATTTGCAGGCAATGTCACATTTGTAAAATTGGCGGTAAAATTTGCACTGATGCTTGAGTGAACAAAGATTTGTCCAAGCGCACAATTATGCGTAACAGTACCAGTTGCAGCCGACAATGCATTTGTTGTCTCGAATACATTCTTGACATTCAATACATTTGTTGACACACTAGTAAAGATTACAGGATCAGATGTATTTAATGACTGGTTATATGTGCTTGGACCTTGTGGACCTTGTGGTCCCTGCGGACCCTGCGGACCCTGCGGACCTGTTGATCCAACAGCACCCTGAGGACCTTGTGGACCTTGAGGACCAGTAACTGATGCACCTTGTGGACCTTGTGGACCAGTGGAACCAGTAGCACCCTGTGGACCTTGTGGTCCAGTAGAGCCTTGTGGTCCTTGAGGACCAACTGAACCAGTAGCACCTTGTGGACCTTGTGGTCCAGTGGAACCTGTCGCGCCTTGTGGACCCTGTGGACCTTGCGGACCAGTTGAGCCAGCAGCACCCTGTGGACCTTGTGGACCTTGAGGACCAGTAACTGATGCGCCTTGTGGTCCTTGTGGACCAATGACGCCTTGTGGACCTCTTGCACCAGTTGTCGAAGTGACTTCCCATTGAGTGCCTGTATAGATTAATTCAGTTGTAATTCCTTTTAGTGGAATATACATCACGCCAGCATTACCTTCAATTATGGCAGCGCCAGGATCAACATTTAAATTATTTGCAGAGAAATCACCACCATCAGTGATTTGAACATAATCACCATTGGCTGGTGGATATGGTAGAGTAATGGTGAAAGTGTTAACAGCAAGCGTGTTTGCAATAATGCGGTCTTTATTTACTGCAGTATAATTTGCGCTTTTAATTAACCATGGATTTAATCCAGCTGGACCTTGTGGTCCAGTATTTCCCTGTGGACCCTGCGGACCCTCTGGTCCACGAATGACTGAATCGCGAACTACAACAGATTGAATCTGTGGCTGTACGACTGAAACTGTATCATAATTATTTGTAACAACAACTGTGACTGTATTTGTTGTTGCCTCAACAATAGTGGGCTCTAGTATTGCCATTATCGAGTAACTTCACCATAGACTAAAACATCGCCGTAAAGAAGTTTCGAAACCTTTCCAGCACCATCGATGAGTTCTAGATCGTACACATAAGTTGATCTTGGTGGTTTACCATTGTTCATATCCACCGAAATATTTGCTGTTCGAGCAGCAGCCAACTCTAGAGCAACATTTCCTGTTGCTGCAGAAATTGTAATTTCGCCGTTCGTGGTGGTGAGAGATTCAGTGGCAGAACCAGAACTGTAAGATGAACGAATCTGCATTCGAGCAGTATAACTACTCAAATTCATTACAGCATTGTTTGCATCTTTTACAGTAATTGCGAGACCGAAAGTCGCGCCCTGCCACATCGTAAGATTATATTTGTTTGTATCGATATCGCTCATGATTGTCTCACAGGGTAGGTTATTTCTATATTTATAACCCTGTGAGACTAAACATTTGAGCGGGATGCGAGGCTCGAACTCGCGACATTCTCCTTGGCAAGGAGACATTCTACCACTGAATTAATCCCGCTTTATTTTATATATGGTGCGCGATGACGGGATCGAACCGCCGACAACCTGGATGTAAACCAGACACTCTACCGCTGAGTTAATCGCGCTTTGGATAAATGTTTCCAGCAATTGAAATTCGTTCTCCGTCGCTGGTTCGGAATGGGTACACACAATGAATCATGGAGGATGGGAACATAGTTACAGTTCCTTCCATTGACTTATCGACGAAAACTGGGGCATTCATTACACCTCCAGCAAGCATATTGTATGTGAATTCGAATGATGCGTTTTTGGGAGGATACTGCTTATTGTCCCACCCATTATACTCTAATTCTTTTTGAACATCGTAAGGAATTGTGACCCAGATTACAAACACTGCCAATGCGTTTGGGTGATTGTGATTCGGATTAAACTCGCCCTTCTGCATATAGTTTGTCCAGATGGTGCTAATCTCATAAGGAATATTTTGAGTCTTATAGGTTTCCATCCAAGCCTGATACATGCTGTCGATATATTCAACCAGTTCTGGGATCTCTGGAGTCACATATTCGTTTTTGATGCTTGCAACGAGATCTTTCGTCATTGACTTCTGCTTTCTTGCAGAAGGATCATTGACTGCTTTCTTCACTTTCTTGAGAAGATGATTCGGCAAACGACCTGTTAGAAGTCCAGGATTAAAAAGATATGGAATACTAAAAGTATGTTTCATAAATTATTCCTCATCACTATTTCGGCGAATTTCCATTTTGTTATATTCAAGCCAATCTTTGCAGATACGAATAAAGTCGTTTCGCTGTTCTTGAATTTTCTTTGGATCTGTCTCTGGTGGATCCATCGCGATCTCAGCAATGAGTTCTGGTGCTGAGAGTTTATTTGTAAAGTCACTCATCTTGCAAACCTCATTTCTCCAACAACTGTTGAACCTTTTGTTACATCTGTTTCTAAAGATGCGGACAAGCATTTAGTACAAATTTCTTTAAATGCTCGCTCAACAACCTGTATGTGTTTTTCGCTTTTCCAAATTTCATTGACAGTTTGAATGTTTAGATCACCAAACTGATATTCGAAATTATAATCATTACAGCAAAGAAAAACTTTTCCTGCAGAGTTCACATGCAACCAATCGGAGATTCGATCTCCAGAGTTTTTGCATCCAACAACTTTTTTACCAGCCATTTCTCTCTTGACATGATCTTCATTCGAAAGAACATTGTGTATGAAACCTGCTCTATCAAAAATGATTGAACTATTTACATGCACAGTTGGAAATAGTTTTCGAGCAAGATGACCTTGGCGAATATGTTCGTTATCTAGATCATATCCATGAGAGTCAAACTCTGGTCCCTTTTTGATCCATCCGTTATGAAAAATGGCTTTGTTCAATCCATTCACATGAATTTGAAATTCGTTTTTCATGTAAGCAAGTCTTTTTGTTGCATACTCAAGATTGCTCATTAGACGATCAAATTGCTCTGGCGCAAACCCTGCTCGCTTTGCCCACAAATCTTTTTCGAATGCAGGAATGTTGAGACCCACATGAGTCACAACATCAGGATATTCAGCAATCAGATCAACATTGTGCTTGTGAAGAGAAACACCATTGCTCAACACATATGTCGTGAACTTGTATTTACGAGCAAGATCAAACATCTCTTTTATATGCTTGTATAAAAGAACTTCATTGTAGTGCGCTGTCGTGAAGAAGTTGAACCTCGGATCCACAACTCCATCTGGTCTTTTCTTTTCTTCTGAAAGATCGTGAAAGATCTTTTCCATTAGATCTAAAGACATATTGCCGCCACCTTCTTCTGGTTGCGGAATATATCTTACAGGACAGAACCAGCATTTGGCATTGCAAAAGCCAAATGGATCTAACTGCATTTTTTGAATTTTGTTTTTTCTTAGTTTTTCACGAACAGTAAACATAGAACCTCTATTTGGCACGCTCGGCAGGAATCGAACCTGCGACCCACAGCTTAGAAGGCTGTTGTTCTATCCGCTGAACTACGAGCGCAAATCTTCAGAACCATAAGATAATCCTGCTCGTGGAGTCATGGGCTTTGTATCATGCCACATTCCACGAGGGACATAAATCAACTCACCTGGTTCTAACACTTTCTCAAAGTTTCGCTGAC